AACATCTACGCCATACTCGCCAGCAATCTGACGGGATGGCACATACTTCATATTAAACGGTGTGCCGTCATCTACTCCCTTGATTTCCTTGGTCATAGAACCAAAGATTTTCTCATCTACCTCAAAGCAGAGAGATACCAGTTCAGTAAATAGTCTTGCAAATTGTGCTTGTGCTGCGCGAACCTGAGTATCAAAGCCAGCTTGTAGCGCTTGAACTCCGCGACCTGTAATAACGGAAGCATCAACATTACCGCTACGAACTTCTGGATAACGAGAACCTAGACGTAGTTCTCGCTCTAGTACGCCAGATTCTGTAAAGACTCCTGCTGGAAGCTCTAGTGGTACGCGGCGAATACCCTGCGGATTAGCAGAACGCATAATCGAGTCAGGACCAAGGGCTAGTTCCTGCACATCTTGCGGAATGGCGATAGGTGCTTGGATAGATTTCTCTGCTGCTTGAATCTGCAATACTGCAAAGCGAGCTCTAGCAAGTTGTACTGCTAGAACATCATCAAACTGACCGCGTGCTTCTCCGTCTAGGGATGAACGGACAGCAACACGAGCCAAGCATTTACCGATAGTGTTGGGTAGATTGGATAGAACTAGGTTATTACGATCTGCTACATAGATTATATCTTGGTATTTGTCGTGATAGCGAACCATAGATACATAAGGAGAGCTGGTAGCATAATTCTTGTTTACTATAATTTGGTTATAGAACTCTGGATATTGCATCGCTAGAGATTCTGCATCGGTGTTTATCACTTGAGTGATAGAGATACAACGACCAAAGCGGTCCATCTCAGGGTATAGACCAAAAGGATTTAGCAATCGGATACGAGGATTGTTGGTCTCATAATCCATCTCTACCATCGCTGGTAGCATTCCGTAGGTGTTGAACCAATCAGCGCCTTGATACATCTGAATCTGTAGTTCGGAGCCTGATACAAAGTAGTTGGCTATACGAGTCCTAATATCAGCAGCCTTACGAGCGCTATCTGAGACCATATTGGTAGCAGCACAGTTAAAGGATGGTAGTGGTGCCATAACCTCTGCGAGGTCACGAGCAGCTACATCTATGAAGTTAGCAACTAGAGGCTTTGGGTACTCCTCAGAGAACATCGCAGGATAGACCTTACTGATATCTCCTTGACGCACAGATAGCACATCACGCATACGCTGATCGCGTTTGGCGTACTTAGTCTGTAGCCTAGTTACTTTAGCAACTACCTCTTTGACTGTAAGCATTTTTCCTTATCTATTCTTTACGCCGAACATACCGCCGATACCGCCACCGCGACCAAACTTAGCAACTGAGCGTTTTACTGGGGTTTTAGTTGCTGGCTTTTCAGTACGCACACCTTTACGTATTTTATATTCACGATCAATTTCTTTAGCAATATTTGGTCGTTTTTCGGCCTTGCGAGATATATCTTTTTTAGTCAATTTTTTACCAGTAATTTTTGCTATATTTTTTATTGACTGTTTTGCTTCTGCGCGAGTGTTTACACGAGCTTCTTTGATAACATTCTGATACTTAGGTTTACCGCGTCCTTTTTTTGGAGGTGTATATTTTTGTTCTTCAGACTCATATCCTTTGAAACCTTTGTTCTTTGCCATTATCTAGGACCTTTCTTTGGCTTTATGCGACTTGGCCTTGCTGGTGCTTTTGACTTTGGCAATGGAAGTGGCTTCTTAGCCTTCGGCTTAATCTTTGTAGGCTGCCTAGTAGCAGTAGGTTTGGTGTATCCCATACCAGGTAGAATCACATCGTAATCTGGTGGGACAGAACCTCTTTTATTCTTAGAAGGAACTCTCTTCTTCTTAGATAAATAATCGTCAAGTGTTGGTTTCTTGTTTGGCATTATTTCTTCTTTGCTTTCGGTGCAGACTTCTTAGACATACCAGTCAATGCACGAGTTGTTTTAGCTTTTTCAGCCTTTGCCTTTGCGCGCTTAGTTACACTTTGTGCTCTTGCGGCACTTCTATCAAGTTCAGCAGATTTAGTCTTCTGCATCATTCTTGCTGCACTTCTTTCGCCTTTGATTGGCGTTCTACCAAGAAGTCTATCTAGACCTCTAGCCTTTCCGCGATTGAGGTTCATTGCTGTGTCAATAGTTGAACCCTGATAGTCATTTGATTGTGCATAAAGTCTAGCCCAATAAGCCTTATCTTGAACTTCTCTAACCGATTGACGTTTAACTTTTGGCATTATTTCTTCTTCGCCTTCTTAGCAATCATCTTCTTGCCTTTTTTCTTTGCTTCGGCCTTAGCCATAGCCATACCTTTAGCTGTGTATGGGAATTCTTTCTTTCCTACTTTTGGCATAATTGCTCCTTAGATGAATTGACGTTGTTGTTCTTGTAGTAGTTCGTCTATGTTTACTACCATACGCTTGCCTCGTTCATAGCGAGACAAAAATGGATTCTTTAGATGGTGTGTAGTATGTATTCCTTGATTGAGCCACTCACGTGCTTTGATTTCACAGAACCATAGCGCCATCACCATATCGGTCTTACCCTTGGTGGTAGGCGACCAAGTGATTAGCTGTTCTATCAAAGCCTTGATGTTCTCGGTCTGATCTGATGGCAGATGAATTATGTTATCTCTATGGTGCTTACCATCGGCTTGCTTAGTTCCAAATAGGGTAGACATAGAGGCCACACCAAAGCCTGAATCCCATTTGTTATTACCAGTATGATGTTCTCGCAGGATCGTTCCCTTAGATGCAAGGAACTGACGGATACCTTCATCCTGAGTTAGGAAAGACTGGAAAGCGTTACGCTCTACCACCCATTCAGCAGGGGCATAGACATTGGTCCAATCAATAATCAACTGTCTAATCTGTGCTGGTGTTGGTCTAGTAATCTTGATAGCATCTACGATGTAGCGCTTATGAGTTATACGATCTACGCCGTAGCAGATAGCGGCAGTATCACCAACCATTGCAGGGTCTAGTCCACATACAAAAGAAAAACCAGTCAAATCTTTAGGATGACCAGGAAAGCCCATCTGTAGTCTGCCTGCTCTACGCATTCCATCAATAGAGCCCTTTACACATATCGGGTCAAAGGCAGCATCATCTGAAACATCTTGCTGCTGATAGACTAAAGCCCAAGTCTGTGCATCCATAGCTTGACGTTCTGAATAGAGATGCTTGCCGTTCCAGCGAGGATATAGACCTTCTTCGGTCTTATCAGATTCATTCTGCCCATCAAAGGGTTGATCTGAGTAAGGCCAGAGCGTTACCCACTTGGTGGGGTCCTCATTGGTTTCAAGTAGGGCTGGCATTGCCAGATAGGTCCAAGGGACCAGACCACCAGGGTATCTATCAGGAGAGCGTAGTTCTTTGTATAAGTCTACAGAGGCAACGCGGGTTCCGATAACAATTAACTTACCAGTAGGGTTAAGACGAGATCTAACATCTTGGGTAAGCCATCTAATCTGCTTCTCAAACTCATTGGCATTCTTCAAGGTAACAGCGTCATCAACGATAATCATATCAGCACGCTTACCGTATATCTGACCGCCAATACCTACCGCCTCTAGGTTTGGGTCCTTCTCAGATGATTCCCTGAGTTCATCACCGAAGGTGACTCTAGTTGTAGTCCAGGTAGCAGACTTAGAGTTAAAGCCGACTCCAGCAGCGTAGGCCTGCTGCAGGTTCTCATACATCGGATGGGTAAGTCTTTGCTTAATAGCATAGAGAAAGTCTGCTGCAAGCTGTTGAGTCTGGGATACTATCAGGACCCTGAAGTTAGGATTCTGGACTATCTTCCAAGTTACATAATCTACGGTAATTGTAATTGACTTGGCGTGGTTTGGCGGGATGTTGATGAGGATACGGTTATCTGCAATACCCCTCTCATACTTCATAGAGGGGTGATGCCAAGATGGGTCTCTGCCCTCTATGACATCTGCTAGGTTCTGTTGGTGAGGGAAGGTATTTTGATGGAGGAACTTCTGGCGGAACTCGGCAAAGCCGAGGTCGTGAACATCGGTAGCTGCAAAGTTCTTTGACCTTAACCCTAGACGGGTTCTATCAACCTTATCGGCAAAGACCTTATCGGATCTGCGGTAGTACTCATAGGTCTTCATAGACTTGCCTGCTTCACCGCAGGCTGTCTCTATAGTCATACCCTCTGCTACAGCATTAAGGATTACCCGCTTTGCTATATCAGCAGTGTTATTAGAAATGGCAGGCTCCTAAAATTT